GTCGTTCACGAGTAATGTGGAAAGCGTACGAGCAACGCCAAAATGATGTCATGTCCGAGATGGAACAACTGGTTAAGCGCGTCATGGAAGAAGCGAACAGAGAGACCGCGTAATGGCAATTAATATCCCGATCATTTCAGAGTTTGACGGCAAAGGGATTAAGAAGGCTATTGCCCAATTTAAGCAACTGGAAACAACATCCGAAAAAGCCCAGTTTGCAATTAAGAAAGCGGCGGTGCCGGCAGCTGCAGCGCTCGGCGGATTGGCTTTGGCGCTTGGTGACGCAACCAAGGCTGCAATGGAAGATCAGCAAGAGCAGGCGGCGTTAGCGCTTACTTTGCAGAATGTGACTGGCGCGGGTGCTGCACAGACCGCACAGATTGAAGATCAGATTAGCGCGATGTCTCGAGCGTCTGGCATTGCTGACACGGAATATCGCAAGTCATTAGAAGCTTTAGTGCGCGGTACAAAAGACGTTGACTTGGCTATGAAAGACATGAACCTTGTCATGGACATCAGCACGGCGTTGCAGATGGATTCCAGCACCGTTGCCGACGCGCTTGCCAAGGCATACCAGGGCAACTTTAAGGCGCTCCGATCATTGACCCCAGAGATGGCAACAATGATTAAAGAAGGCGCAAGCCTAAACGAAGTTATGGACGTGCTTGGCGGAACCTTTGGCGGAGCAACCGCAACCGCAGCAGACACCGCTGCAGGCAAAATGAAAATTTTGTCTAACTCTATTGGCGAAACCAAAGAGTCAATCGGCGCAGCGCTGTTGCCAGCAGTCGAGGCCGTGTTACCGATCTTGAACAAGTTTGCGATGTGGGCACAAGACAACCCACAAGCGTTCCTAGCAATCGCTGGAGCTATTTCCGCCGTAGCCGCCGCAATCGTTGTCACCAACATTGCCATGGCACTTAACCCATTTAGCCTGATCGCTGCCGGCATCGCATTACTGGTCGTTGGCTTGGTTGCCGCATACAACAAGTTTGAGTGGTTCCGTGACGGCATCAACACAATCGTCAACACCGTAATTGGGTTTTTTGCTGGCATGGTTAACGCTGCAATTGGCGCGGTCAACGCAATTATTAGCGCGTACAACTCAATTCCGTTGTTGCCAGATATTCCAAAAGCACCAACAATGCCAGTACCACAGTTAGGTGCGACAGGCCCAGAGACACAGGTTCCGCGCAAGATTCCGCGCATGGCCGAAGGCGGCATTGTCAGCTCCCCTACTCTTGCCCTAATTGGCGAAGCAGGCCCAGAAGCAGTAGTGCCCTTAGATCGCATGAATAGTGGCGGGGGAGTGACTGTCAACGTCACAGGCGGACTTTCGACTAGCGCCGAGATTGGTCAGGCCGTGGTCAACGCATTGCGCGCCTACTCACGGAGTGCAGGGCCGTTGGCTCTGAATATTGCCTAATGCCAGGCGTCGCTGTTGTTGATTCAGGCAATTATGACCTGCAGATTGCTACAGGGTTTATTGTTGACGCGTTTACTTTGGACGACGCATTAAAAGGAGTTTTAGATAACACAAGTTATGTGCTTGACGGCACGACCGAGTTTGCAAGCGTCATGGACTCAACTACCAGCATCACGGCAAAGCGCGGCAGACGCGACATTGGTGACACGTTTAGCGCTGGCACGATGACGTTCACCATTCAAGACGTTGACGGCATCTTTAACCCGTTTGACGAAAACAGCCCGTACTACGACACCGCCGCATCTAAACCTGGTCTTGCACCAATGCGCGAAGTCAAACTGATTCGATACAGCTCTACGAATGTGGCCGAATTGCTGTTTTCAGGGTATGTCGTTAACTATGACTACAATTTTGCGCTTGGCGGTCTTGACACCGTGACGGTGTATTGCGCTGACCAATTTTACCTGCTTTCGCAAACCTACCTAAACGAACTAAACGTCACCGCCGAAACATCAGGCGAACGCATAGAAACCGTCCTAGACCTACCAGAAGTAGATTTCCCGATTGCATTGCGTGACATTGCCACAGGCACCGTCAACCTTGGTCACGCCGCCGCTTACACCGTGCCGGCAGGAACCAATGTGCTGCAATACATTACGCAGATCAACGACACCGCCGAGTTTGGGCGTTTGTTCATGTCGCGTGATGGTGTGTTGACATTCCAGAATCGCATTGGCAACACGCTCTCGGCATCGGTAGCCGACTTCCATGATGATGGCACAAATTACAAGTACAACGGCGTGGGCATCTCATTTGAGGCTGACGCCGTAGTTAACCGCGTGGTCGTAACAGGGCTAAATGGCAACACGGCAACAGCAACAGACGCAGGCTCAATCGCGACGTATTTTATTCAAACGAACAGCATCACCAACAGCCTGCTACACGAGCAACCATCAATTGACACCGCGGCTTCATACCTGCTTAACCCTGAACCCGAGGCACGGTACACCAGCGTGGAAACCGCATTTCTCATGCTGACCACAGCACAAAAGGACACTTTGGCAACCGTGGAAATTGGCGACACGATCACAGTAGAAAAGACATTTCCAAGCGGTGCCGGAACAACCGAATTGGCGCAAGAACTGTCTGTTGAAGGCATTGAACATTATTTGGATTTTTCTACAGGCCACCGTGTCATGTACAGCACAGCGCCAACGACCATTGTTTATGAGCTGATATTGAATGACGCCGTGTATGGCACACTCGACGCAGAAAATGTCTTAGGATAGGAGCACTTATGGGAGTTAACGCACAAACATCAGTTCCAGCATTTACCGCAGGCCAGGTATTGACCGCTGCGCAACAGACCGAAATAAACACGGGCATACCTGTTTTTGCCACGACCGTGACGCGCGATGCCGCGTTTGGTGGTGCTGGCGAAAAGGTGCTTGCCGAGGGTCAATTTGCATATATTGAGGCAACCAACACGACCCAGTATTACGACGGCGCGGCCTGGCAATCGGTTGGTACAACTCCTGGCATGGTTTACGTCACGGGCGCGTCATTTACCGCACAATCAAGCGTCGGTATGGCGGCTGGAACTTTTACTAGCACATACAAAAATTATCAAATTGAATTAGTTGTAACTTCATGTAGTGCACAGTTGCAAATATTGCCAAGAGTAAACGCAGCGGGTGTTTCACAAAGCGGCGCTAACTATTTTTGGGGTACTGGCATCATGAATACCGCCGGAGCATTTACGGGCACGGGTGCAGGTTCCTCTGCTTCGCCACAACTTATGGGCACGGACGCCACACGCGGCACAATGGGTAACATTATGGTTTTTGACCCGCTAAACGCGTCAAGTTATACACATGTAACAGCACAAAGTATGGGAAACATTGGCGGGGTTAGTGGTTCAATTTATAGCGGGTATTTTTATAACGCTACCGCCGCACATGACGGTCTAACTTTTGTTACATCTACAGGAACAATTACGGGCTACTACCGCGTGTACGGATTATCGGAGAGTTAACCAATGGCTGAATATCAAATACAAATTGGCAATGAAGTGCGCGACATGACCGAAGAAGAAATCGTGCAACGTGACAAAGACTTAGCCGACCTAAAGAAATTGGCAAAAGCACAAGCCGACCGAGCCAAACTTAAAACAGCAACACTTGCAAAACTTGGTCTAACCGAAGACGAAGTAGCCGCGCTTCTTTCATAATGCGATGGCGTTACCTCATCGGCTACGGCGCGCTAATTGCGGTCGTATTGTGGAGTTGCGCGGGATGCGGTTATGACGGCTCATATCGCTACCCATGCCAAGACCCAAACAACTGGCAGAAACCTGAATGCGAACCACCGATCTGCAACCCATCTGGAACGTGCACAAGGGATTTAATTTATGAGACCACGCCTTAAACCCGAGGAGCTTCACGCTCGACTAATAGTTGTTGTGGGCATCATCCTTGCAGGCGTTTTTGCCATCACCGTTCTCGGCTTTGTTTATGCGCTTATGTTTGTGACCCAGCCGATCGGGCATCAATCGCCCAATGACTCTGCATTTATAGACCTGCTATCAACCCTGACCGTATTTATGACCGGCACGTTGTCAGGCTTAGTGGCCTCAAACGGGCTAAAGTCAAAAGCGAAAGAAGGAGTCAAAGATGTTGAAGCCTAAAGACAAAGCCCTATTTGCCTCATACGGTCGCTCGGTCATTGCAGCGGTCATCGCGGTGTATTCCACAGGCAACACAGACCCAGCCGATCTAGGCAAAGCAGCGCTTGCCGCGCTTGTGCCAGTTCTCATCCGATATGTGAACCCAAAAGACCTGGCATTTGGTCGTGGCAATAGCCAAAGCTAAAGCAGGCGTGCCAAACGCACGCGACTACATAGGCAACGCAGACGGTGCATCACCAGCACCACGTGCCGGCATGAACGAATGGATAAAGCAAGCAATCGCTGCATCAAATGGCGCGCTTTGGAATAACGGGTCTTGGGGTCAACGTGACATGCGCGGGAAGCCAGGCTCATTGTCGGTGCACGCGACTGGCAGAGCTGTTGATCTGTCGTATCGCAAAAGCGAAAAGAACCCAAAAGCAAGTCGTAAAGAAGCGCTTGTCTTTATTGACAAACTTGTTGCCAACGCAAACGATCTTGGCCTGCAATGTATTTTGGATTATTTCCCAGAACCACAGGGTCGAGCATGGCGTTGCGATCGGTACGCATGGCTCAAATATGACAAGCCAACTATCCACGGCGCACCAGGTGGCGACTGGTTCCACGTCGAGATAACCCCACAGGCCGCCGACTCGGTAATCTTCGTTAAAGCCGCATTTTTAAAGGTATTTGGGGAAATCCCACCAAAGGCTTGATCTATGTTCTAGGGTCGGAGTACCGACAAAAGGACAGGCAATGACTGACCCCCAGATATTTGATTACAGCGTCTATACGGGAGTGATGGACAACGGCCAAGAAATCTTGGTGCAGATATTTACCAGCCCAGAGTCGGGCAAGTTCCTACTGGGACAAATCGCATTCAGAACGCTCACCTCGAGTTGGGGTCAGCCCATACCTTTGGAGAAACGATGAACTATTTTGCAGAAAAAATCATAGGGCTAGTGCTTTGTACGGTATTTGGCTTTACGGTCGCTGTAGGGGCTCCTGACGCGTCTGGTAGCCCGTCTGGGACTATTGCCCTAGCACCGCTAAACGCCCAAAACTACCTGATTGAGCCGACCACGACTACCAGCTCAACTATCTACATTGACCCGTACACGTCGGCTTGTGAGCAGTTCAGCGCGCTTGCCGTCAACCTTGGCTGGCCTGCTGATCAGCGCACCGTGCTCGAGTCCGTCATGTTTCGCGAGTCGCGCTGCATACCAAACGCGGTAAACAGCAAAGACCCAAATGGGGGCAGTCGTGGGCTCATGCAGATCAACGGATTCTGGACACCATGGTTAATTGATGCCGGCATTATCACCGATGCAGAAAACTTGTTACAGGCTGATGTTAATTTGCGTGCAGCGTTAGCAATTTACAATTACGGCGTAAACCGTCACGGTTACGGCTGGGGGCCATGGAGTGCAACGAAATGAGCGAAGGCTGTGCATGGAACCAAGGCGAACTAACTGAAGAAACCCGACAAATGATATTGGAGCAAACAATGACAACAAAACATGACATGGCAATCTTTGATCTGATTAACCAGATCGCAGACACCAGCACAAACCCACACGCAAGCATTATTCGCCGTTTGCGCGCAATGCAAAACTCGTTGTCATTAGAAGACCCGATGCCATTGCACGATGTGACTACACTCGACTTAGCAATCAAAGCACTACAAGCACATTCCTAGCCGACAAGGGAGATTCCGACAATGAAAACCTGCACAATTTGCAAAGAAATAATCGCCTACCCAGACATTCAAGGCAAAACACATTTCGTATGTGACGGCCGTGTGCCGGCAAGAAAACAATCGCCATTCATACAAGGGATGTTGGCATCACAGTCGTCGGCTGATGCGCGCTGGACACGACCACAACAAAACGAAGTTGATGCTGCAATCGTGCACGTGGCGCGCACAAAAGGTTTCTTTACATCCGATGACATTTGGCAACACCTGGGCGACCAATTCCCAGTTACTAAGGGCATCGCTGGACGCCTAAACGCAGCTGCACGTCGTGGCATTATCCGCAACACAGGCGAACTGGCGTACGCCCAGCGCGGTGGCGCACATGACCATGCACAACGTCTAAGCGTCTGGGCAGGCATCTAATGGGCTTTGACTTAAGCAACTATGAGACAGTTGAGCAACGGCTAGTCAGGTTTTGGGCTGCATACCCGAACGGTCGCGTTTACACGTCAATGATGAATTACACAGGCGACGCTTGCGTTTTCTATTGCGAACTGTACGCAGACAAGTTTGACAAGGTGCCAGTATCTACGGGCTATGCAGAAGAAGTCAAAAGCGACCGAGGTGTCAACGCAACCTCATTTGTAGAAAACTGTGAAACCAGCGCTATTGGTCGCGCAATTGCTAACTGCCCATTACAGGCGCCTGCTAGTGGCCCCAGACCGTCACGCAATGAAATGCAAAAGGTCGAGCGCCTAACTACATCACCACAACCGCAAGTGCACACACCCTCTGGCGCATTTGCTACACCGAAGCAAATTGGCTACATCAAAAAACTGGCTAAAGATGCAGCTCTCGATGATCTTGGCTTACTGGAATTAATCCAGCGCGAACTAAACAGCGATGAAGCCGTGTTAGAGCTGTTGAAATCACACGAAGCAAGCAGAATTATTGAGGTACTGAAATGACGTTAGAAGAACTAATTACGAACATTGAGCGCTTACAAAGCGTTTACAACTCAATGGTTGACCCAGAGCAACACGAGGCAAGGCAATACGTGCGTTGGGCTATTAAGCATCTTGCAGACAAGACGTACATGGCATCGCTGTAGTGAAATTAGACCCAAAGATCAGCGAAGCCGACTTTAAGGACATGGTGATTAGCATTGCCAAACGTTACGGCTGGCTAGTGCATCATGATCTGCCGGCACAGAACACTCGAGGACGCTGGATGACCAACGTGCAAGGCGATGTGGGGTTTCCTGATCTGTTCATGGTGCACCCATTCCAAGGCGGTCGCCCGTTAGTTATTGAGTTAAAGGCAGAGAAGGGCAAGTTAACGCCTGGGCAAAAGATTTGGTTGAACGCTTGTGAGATGGCTGGCTGTCATGCAGCGATCTGGAAGCCCAGCGACATGGAGTACATTCTCTACACCTTAAGCAATCCCAAAGCTTAAACAATCGGCTAGTAGCACGACCTAAGCCATTCGCACGGCAGTTGGTGACACACGGAAACGTGGGTAGATCGGTGCGCCCTTAATCATGCAAGACGAAATGAGCAAGGCAAAGCGCCGAGGCGAGTCGTAAACATAATCGACTAAATGCAATTGGGTACCAGGATGGGCAATCTGGTGGGTGGAGCATTCACACATCTATTGACCTGCAGATGACATACAGTTAACAAACAAAGAAAGCACAAACATGAACCCGACAACAAACACGACACACAACTACCGAGGACAAGGCGCGCAAGCGCCGCGTCAGCGCAAGCGAAGCGCGCGAGCATGACACGCAAACTAACCGAACACGACACAACGATCTACAAACAAGCACGTGCAGAACTACTACGCGACTCACCTATTTGCCATTGGTGCAAACGAAACACGGCAACAGAACTAGACCACTTAGTTGAAAGTGACAAAGGTGGCACAATAGAAGACGGATACGTCGCAGCATGCAAACCATGCAACTCTGCACGCGGAGCAACATACCGAAACAAAAAACTAGCCAACGCAAAACAAAATCGGGAAAAAGCAATAAACGATTTTTTATACAGCAATCAGATGCC